TACATCATAGATTTACATCATAGATTTACATCATAGATTTACATCATAGATTTACATCATAGATTTACATCATAGATTTACATCATAGATTTACATCATAGATTTACATCATAGATTTACATCATAGATTTACATCATAGGTTTACATCATAGGTTTACATCATAGGTTTACATCATAGGTTTAACTCCCTTCAATGCCATCATTCCACCCATTAACACAAAAAATAATATAAATGGAAAAACAACTAAAAACCATGAGAATTGTTTATACCCGACCTTGCATATAGAATCTAAAACAAACGTCCAAAATGCAATATAAAGAAATTCAAGAAATAGAATCAGCGATGTATTGGGTACTTGGCATTCATAAGAACCTGCGCAATAAAAATGAGTATTTCCTCCATTCTGAAGTATTAAGAAAAAAAGCGTAATTGCTGAAATAACTAAATAAACAATAGCGGGCGTACATAACTTTTTAATAAGTTTTAAGGTCATTTATATTTATAATTATATGATAAAAAAATTATAAATATACATAAATAGTTTTTTATATTTTTTATATTTTTTATATTCCACTCACTATATTATTTTGTTCATTATATATACCTCTGATATCTGACATTGACATTGTATTTGGGTTTATTAATGATCCTCTATTACTTCCATCATCTACATGTGGCTGTTCTGTCGGGTAAACTCTTGACGAGGGATGCGATAATTCACCATTAAATTTATCAGCTAAATGACCAAATGCGGAAGGAACCGATCTTCCTACATTCACTAATTCTTCGGGAAGAATACTAGTCATAAAACTGCTAATACCTCCGCCATTCTGACGAAAATGTTTATTTTTACATTTACATTTTCCTCTACATTTGCATTTATGTTTGCGTCCACCAATTTGCGCGTTATGATTTGAAGGAATTGGTGCTGCTTTTACGTTTGTATTATATGCATAATGATTTCCACTCGGTGTATTAGTGATGGCAGGATTATAGCTCTCGCCTAAATTTCTTAACCCATTGTTAAAACTATTGTTGGCATCCGGAATATAGGCATTTTGATAATCCGCCATGCCGCCACTCATGCGTTTACGACGCATTCGTCTTGTTTTTGTTTTTGTTTTACGTTTATTATGTTTGCGTTTGGTAGATGACCGTTTTCGGTGATGAATGCTATGTTTATGCTTATTGAAACTATTATGCTTATTGCGAACACTACGACGATGATGCGCACTATGACGGTGTTTTTTTGATTTTATTCCTTTACGTTTAGTGTACATTTATATATAATGAATATAAAAATTATATATAAAAAAATAGGCAATTGAAAAACTTACATTTTCACAATACATTACAATATAATATTATATAAATCATACATTTATTCAATTTCAACATGAGTCAATATATGCCGACGACAACACATTTTCCTAATCATTAAACTATCTAATACTTCACCTTCGGCCGTTTTGTCCGTATTCACTTTGGTTAAATACACGACATCACTAATTCCTGACGCCAATTTCTTTTTACGCACTTCGCGTTCATACGCACGATAGTAACTGCTGATTTCTTTACCGCAAGTAAAACATTTCACAGGAAGAAGCATCTTGTATAATGTTATATATACTTATATTTATATTAAAACCAAATAGTTTTAATTTAAATCAATTTTATATATATTAAATATTTTATAAATATTTTATAAATATTATTGTTTAATAGCAGGTAAATAGGAAAGGTAGTAATTATTGCTATTTCTATCTCTTAAATCTGATTTTAAATTTGCAATTATTTCGGCAGCATAACGTTCATTTGGTTCTAATATATCAGCTATCCGATTACGACAATCCATCGGAACATCTCTTATTTTTCTTAATTCAAAATTACCTGTGTTTCCCAACTTATATACTGATACATTTTCACATGGATCTGGTGATACCTTGTTAATTGTAGGCCAGTCGTTTGGATTCGATCCATAACAAGAGATCCTGTTATAAGGATCATTTTTAGTTCTTTCTATTTCTTCTTGTGATGTATCTTTAAATTGTTTCAATGTAATGGTGACGTCCTCAGGCAATTTGTCATTTTCATCATAGTATTCTTCTATAAATTTTGAATTACAATGTCCTTTATATAAATCCCTCCATGTTTTTAGAACACATTGTTTTGGCGCGTCTTTAAGTGACGTATCATCAGAGACATCTACACATGGGTCGGGCCATGCCATATCATCAAATCCATAACATTTTTGGTTTGAGGCGACGTCTTTACCATTAAAATAACCTGCAAATTTATCTATCATTGCTGATTTTGGCTGTAATTGATGATCATCTACAAATGCTTGATTTACAGTTCCTTCATAACTACACCCAGCATCTTTAAATAAATGTGTTAAACAGCGTTGAGATAACCCAAAACTGGTCGGCGTAGTTCCATAACAAGGTTCTGGCCATTTGGATTGATCGCTGCCATAGCATTTATCAAGATGATTTTCATTTGTTGCAATATCTTTAATTTTTTCTTTTATTGCTTTTCGGCTATAATCATTTAATCCTGCAACCATTTCATCAGTAATATAGTCCGGATTATTACCTTCGTCGCCGCATACGGTTTGTTTCCAATACCGTTTTATACAATCCTTTGAAATCGCCGTAGAATCGTCTTTATATGCAGAACAGGGATTCGCCGATTGAGACATTCCTTTTCCGCAACTACCATAACACGTGTTTTTATGCGAATAATAAGTATAATCTATATCAAATCCAGTAGTTGTATCAACTGTAATATCCGGTCCGTCTTTACTGCCAGCTACACACTTTTCTCCATTTAAAAAAACACAACAATCCGTTTGATTACAATGTTCTGCAGTTAATTTATTACATTGATAATCTAAACCCGGTTTATTTCCATGTGTTTCACAAAATCCATCACTAAATTTATCTCCTCCTCCTACTAAAAATGTTTTTCCAGGATAACTTTCGGGCGTTGTGTTTATTAAATTTGACGAAAGATCATCAGATTCAACAGCATACATACGATCCATATCATATATTCCAGTCTCTGTATCTCCTAGTTCATCCTTTAATGCATCCATTAAATCCATTGTTTTTTTATTGTCATTTAAATCAATTCCAGCATTAGCAAAAACATCACTTAACCCAGTCATGAGTTTTTTACTTTTTTCTTGTTGTTCCTTCTCTGCGTTTTCTTGATCTTTTTGATCCTGTTCGTAGCGTGATTCAGCCCCTTCTATAATCGTATTTTTTTTAAAACACCAATACACTCCTAAAACTATTAATAATGTAACTAATATAACAATAATGACGTTGTTTGTTAATTTTATATTTTTAGTTAACTTATTATAAAGTATTTTACTATTAAATTTCATAATAGATTTTTTCATAATAGATTTATTTATAATATACTAAGAATTAATTATCCATATTATAAATTAACATATATTTTACATACGTATATTTTATACACTATATTTTACATACATATGTATATTACAGATTTGAATTACTTATAATAATTTAAAAATATTTGTTCTAATCCAACTTTATTTTTGGTGCGTAAGGTATCCATTATTTCTTTTTCAGGTGTAGTCGGTGTATATAATGTATTAAATTCTCTATATTTTTCAATAACATAAGGTTTTCCTTTACACTTGATAATATTATCTAGATTATACCTATCATTTGCTAATCCACCAACTTCGGTTTTTATATGTTTTTCAATATAATTTTTAGAAGATAAACTGTATTTTTTTACCATATCATCATTAATAAAATAATCAGGTTCTGTGTTAGAACATCCAAAATGGTTAAACATTTGAACCATACACTCTTTTGATATACCAACACTATTATGAAGATATTTATCACATTTTTCTAATGGATTAAAGCTGGTATCACAAAGTCCATAACATCTTTGTTTGTTATAATAAAAAGAAAAATCTATATCTTTTCCTTTGTCTGTTAAAAATAACGGACCATGTATATTTCCTGCTCGGCATTGTTTACCATTCAATAAAACACAACAACTTGGTATTTTACAATTGGTGACTGATAAAGTTTTACATTTTTCATCTAATTCTCTTGGGTTTCTCCCATATTTTTCACAAATATCATCCTTATAATCACTATATAGAAATCCTTTGGTGCTACAAGTATCATTTATAATAGTTGATGTATCTGGCAATTCTTTATAAACATCTGTTTCCCCCATCTCACCATCCCCATAAAAATCACGCCATTGAGGTGGAATTTCTTTTTTTTCACTAAGAAAATCTACAACCGAATCCAAACCTGATGAAACTTTATCGTCAACATAAGATACTTTATCCATTCCATAATCAGTTGTATCTTCTACAACGCCTGCTGCTGTATCTGTTATATTTGTTACATCGCTATGTAATGCTCCTTTACTTCCCGTGTATGATTTATTATTGTTATTATTGTTATATCCTTCTTTATTAGTATAGTAAAGTTTTGATACTTTTATGAGCAATAAAATTACAATAACTATCGTGAATATAATTATTAACGAGACACATATATCTTTTTCAACTAATTTATTTAATTTATTTAATTTATTTAATTTATTTAATTTTTTCAACTTATTTATTCTAAATAATGAAAATATATTTTTCATTTATATTTGTAATCTACTATAAAGAGAGAATTAATTATTCTATAAAGGTATAATTTTATAACCACTTGTCGTTTTTGCAACTCTATGTTCTTGATTTGTTTTATGAATTTCCTTATGACAATTTTCACAAATATTTATCAAATTTGCTAGATGATTTTTATGGAAATTTTGTTTTCCTTTATTTTTAATATAATTATTCTCTGGACTAGCATTTTTCTGATGTTGTAAATGATGAACTTCGCTTGCTTTGTGTTTATTACATATTTCACACTGCGAGACTATTTTTTTAGAATTAAAATGACTCGGCGTAAGCGCTAACATGTTTTTACTATCCGGATTATACTTCATGCGAATATCATGTGCTCGTTCTAGAAAATCTTCCGGCAAGTTCAGTGATTTACATACTTCCAATCCATACATACTTTCACCTGGTCCATCCCGCAATTTTCGGTCATAGACCAATGTATTTAATTCTTTATTGTAATGAACAGCCATATGCATCATTTTTAATTTATTTAATTCTGTAATTTCTTCATAATGAACAATTTCATGAAAATGTGTAGCAAACAAAAAGGTGCTTTCTTTTTTATGTAATATTTCTAATCCCGCTGTAAAAATACTTAGAGCCGAGTCACTTTCCGTTCCAGAACATAATTCATCACCAAGTACTAAACTCGTATTGTTTGCCATTGTTAAAATCGTTCGCAACTCGGTCATTTCCACCGCAAATGTAGACAATCCTTTGAATAAATTATCATTTCCGAGAATACGCGTAAATATAGTTTGGTATGGTTTATATACAAATGATTCACATGGAACATAAAGTCCCGATTGAGCCATAATCACCGCAATCCCAACTGATTTAATAAAACTCGTTTTTCCTACTGCATTTGTGCCATAGAGCAAAACCCCATTTGTTTCTGTTGTTGAACCTATAGTCATATCATTGGTCACATATAATTCATTGGTTTGTAAATGTTCAATTAAAGGATGACGGATACCAGTAAAGGATAAATAAGAGTTATCTTCGGTTTCTGTTATTTCTGGTTTACAATAATTGTATTTGGTGGCAATATAATATTTACATTGTAAGATATCCATCTCGCTTGTAAAATGAATAATCTTCTGTAATTCTTTTTCAAATTTGGAGAATTCAGTAATATAGTTATAAAACAATAATTGGGTTTCACGTATTAATTTTGTTCGCGATTCCTCCGTATCATTAATGATTTTTTGTATTTCTTTACTTGTCACTACCATATCGGTTTTATTTCCACTTCCGGTTGTGTATTCAATATCAGCAATAGATAGTGTAAACTCTTCTTGCGTGTTACTGTATTTTGAATAATACGAGAGATTAATCCTTGATGCTGTAGATAATAGGTCTTTATTGGTTTTTGCATTTGCCTTTACAATCGCGGTTTTTAACAACCCAATGCGTCTGCTTGTTCCGATTAATGAGGGATTGTTTCTTGCTGTTTCGTGTATTTTTACATATGAAGGTAATGTCGTGTTTATTGTTGTTGACGTCTTTTTCACAGGAGCTTTCTCATATTGTTGAATAAGTTCAGAAAAATAAGAGCATATTGCTTCCAACTTCTCTCTCCCGTCCATACTTTTCTTCGCCAATTCATCAATCAACGGAGAGATGCCTTTATTAATAATGCTAGTTGAATCACTTGAATTTAAATCAGTTAATTGACGACATTCTTCCAAATTAAATACATGAGAAATATCATTTATTATAGTTTGGCAATTTGTTTTAATAGATGGATAATCAGCTTCACCAATTAAGACGAGTGATGCTAAATATGACGATAGTGTCGTATCCTCTTGTGTATAACTATTTAGTTTCTCTATATTCGTCAAATCATCCACTAACGCCGAGAGATTTTTTGGCGTAATTTTTTGAGTCACCATCTTTCGCATAAATTTTTCAAGATCACTAATTGGACTCAACTTAGTGCGAATGAATTGCTGACCTTCTTCACCTTTTGAAATTAAATGTTCGGTAATAGCATAAGAAGATTTCAGTGTAGTTTCGTGTGTAATGGGGTAGTGAAGATTATAGAGGAATTGCCGCTTCCCCATTGTTGTCACGCAATTGTTCAACAAACTACTCACCGACCGTAATTTACCTTTATGTCTTGTGTCATCTATTATATTTAATTGATTTAAGGTATGATTGGAGAGGATGAGCCGATCTGTGTAATTTTCAAATACGGGTTCGGCCAATTTTTTTGCCAAATTAGGGCTATGGCGATACACAAAGTCCAATAAATAACAAAAGGATTGAATTGCAATATAATGTGTAGGAAACATTTCATGAAATGAAGAGAGATGTGGATAAAACCGTTTCAAAACCTCTACTTGGTATATTTGTTTTTCAACATTTTTTATCGCTTCATTTGTTTTTGTATTTCCATTACTAT